CGACTGCCTGATTCTCCTCCTCGACATTGCCAAGATGTACGACGTTGATTTGGTCAAGGCCGGGGATATGAAGATGACCATCAACTGGAACCGCAAGTGGGAGAGCGTCAACGGGGTCATCCGCAGGAAGAGGAACGGAGGCCAGCTGTGAACATACATGAAAAACTCAGGCTGCAAGAGGTAAAGAGGTTCCCAATCTGCCACACTAACAAGGACCAAAGTGTGGCGGAGCACTCGTTTAACGTGGTCCTGATCGCCATGGATTTGGTCGCAGAGGAAGAGGACACCCGGCTCAAGTTTGAGGTACTGTTGTACGCCCTCGAACATGATATGGATGAAGTGTTCACCGGAGACATACCCTCCGGGTTCAAGCGCAAGCTGCGCACCGAATGTCCCGCCGTGATCAAGCTGCTCGATGGCGAGAAATTCGTCAACCCAGAGGTAAAGGCCGTCGTGAAGCTGGCCGACTGGCTGGAGGCCATCTACCACCTGCGCCATTTTGGGGGCAGCAGGCTGGCTGAAGGCATCATCCCCGAAATGCTACAAAACTTCTTTCATGCCGCCAATACCAGCGGCGTGAGAGACACCGTCCGACTGAGAGCCTTGGAACTGGAGAAGGTACTATGAGCGCAAGCGTGAAATTTCCGAAGGACCCGATCACTGTGCCCCTGCCAATCGTCATCCGCGAAGAGCGGGACTTGCGCAAGTACATCACCCGGGCCTTGGAGGGGCTGGCGCACGTGGCCAATATTGAGGCGCACGAAACGGCGGCCGGGATACCTGATATGTCCATCTTCATGGACGGCCGCGACATTTGGGTCGAGCTCAAGATTCTGAGTGATCGGAAGCCCCCCAAAATGCGCCCCACCCAAAAGAGGTGGCACCGGGACCGTTGGGCATACGGCGGATTGTCATGGGTAATCGTCTATGACGTTGACGACCATGTTCTGCTGGTTATCCCGGGGCACACGGCGGCCACTCTAGGCCCGCGAGTCGTGTCGTGGCGAGAGAGCGGAGTGGTCCGGAATACCGACGAAATCGTCGACGTCATCAGAAGCATGGTCAAGAGGACTCGAAATGCGTAGCGATCACCCCACTGTCCAAATCCGCCGCGCCGTCCGGGAATCCCCAGAACCGCACTTCCGCCGGTTGGCCGATACTTGGTCTGGCCTGTTGGGGATTCCTATCTCCCCGGAGCAGGCGTGCTTGATGTTGGCCACGCTCAAGATCGTGCGTGAATTCGCTCACCACGAAGATGATAACATACACGACGCGCACGGATACTTGTCACTTATCCCGGAAATCCGGGGCGACGAGTAGCTACTTAGGAACACCAGCCCAGCGAGTGAACCTCTGCTGGGCTTGGTCCGGTGACATTTGGACCGGAACCCCGTCCCAGCGCCCGGTTTCCACCATCAATTGCGAAGTAACAGCGAGCGCCAGTTCCATGATCAATGGTCCTGGCGCAAAGTTGCCGCTTGCTATCAACGCCGCCACCGTTTGGCCCAGCATCACGTCAAAGAACGATGCATTGGCGTATTGATCCGGTACAGCAAACGGGACCTGTAGCGGAGGAGGAGGATTGATGGGCATTACAGCACCACATAGCTAAAGGTGAAGGTGAGGGAAGAGTTTGTGGTGGTAGGCGATAGCCACGAGAATAGCGCCGTATCGTTAGCGATATCGGCGTTGATAGCAACAGGGGCTGAAGCCGGGGTGCCGCTGAAGAGGATGCAGCCAGAGCCACCAAGCCTAGGAGCTACGTCAATGGCAGAGGCAATGGGCAGCGAAAGCCGTAGCTGAGTAAGGGTATTGGCAGCAGCCGTAGCTTGCGCGCTTATTTGGCCAGCCACCGTTACCACATTGCCTACCCGAATGAACTGAGTTACGTTGGGCGTACTGCCGGTAAGGTTTGCTACGTTAGTGAGCGTAGGTGTATAGGTACCGGACGAAATGTACTGGTTAGTCGTGCCAGCATTGCCCGCTGGATTGTTGTGGATCGCCGTACCAAAAATCCGGCTCCCAACGATTCGCACATCGCCCTGTGCGACAAGGTCAATGTTCGCCGTGCCGCCTGAGGCGATTTGGATGAGACCATTATTAATGCTCTCGTTACCGGAAACGGTGATCATGCCACCGCGAGTAGCACCAGTGGCACCGCCGCCTTGAATCACGATGCGCGCATTGTCCGCACCATCAGCCGTTACCGGCTGAATACGGAAGTCAATATTCGAGTAATTGAAATTCGTGGACCCGCCTGTCATATTCAGGTCTTGGGTGACAGTGACCGGGCCACCAGCCAACACAAGAGGAGCACCGGTACCGGCAGTAATGGTGACTTGACCGGGGGTGACTGCCGCTTCATTACCAGCTAGCGAAATACCGGCACCACGGACGCCGCCAAGGATAGGCGCAGAACTGATGGTAATCGTCTGGTTATCAGCACCGTCAACACTAGTGCCTCGGATGAAGAAATTGGTGCCAGTGTAGTTGATATTGGACGTAGCGCCAAAGACAAAATCGCCACTCGTCAGAGTCTTGCCGCCACCAAACGACGAGCCGAATGCCACGACTGGCTTGCTTGGATTGGTGGAATCGACAGTGATGCCGTCGCCAGCGATGACCTGATCGACCGCCCGAACCCATACCGTGTTACGACGGCCATAGGTGAATCCGTCGACCGGGGCCTCACTAATGGAACCGGCCGCGCCCACGGAATATGACGTGCCGCCCTGTGGAACGATGCGACAGGTCGCCGTGTTATTGAGCGCAACGCAGTTCTTTTGGGCGACCACCAGCGAAAGGAGAGTGGCATTGACCAGCAGGGCCGGGATTTTCAGCGTCTGAGTATCGACACCGATGTTCGCAATAGCTGTGGCCAGATCAGTGTATTGGTTCTGACCATATAGCCAAACAAGCGTGCCAGCCATAACGTATATGCGATGAATCGAAGCCGTTGTCGCGCCGCCTGGAATCGCTGTTACGACGCCAAGGCCGCCCGGGTCGTAACTCGTGACCGGGGCTGTTTGGGTTATCGCCGTGTGACCGGATGCACCAGTCACCGGGAAGAAGGAAAAGTCCGGCACTGCAACGAACGGTACGATGTTTGGCCCGTTGGTTTCATTAGGTGCTCCACCAATCTGCCAAACAACGCCAGCAGCAAGGTCCATGTGAAGCAGATTACCGGCGTTGGCAGTGATCAGACCACCCGACAGAAGCATGTTGTTGAAGAGAGACGCCAAATCGTATGCGGCATAGGTCATATCGCCGTAAATGGCCGGTCGAGTGCGGATGGAATCAATCTCGCCGCTCACGTGGGCGAGGGTAGCGAGGATGATGTTGCCCCTAGCAGCGGAAGGTAGGGCGTTGCCCGCGAACTGAACGATCGTGCCGAATTCATTGACGGCTACGATCGAAGACCACTGGGCGAGATTCGTCACCACTACATCTTGGGTGGGCCAGGATACTTCGGTCACACCGGAAATATCCCGGGTGCTGGGCGCGATGATTCGGCCAGTGCCACCGGGCACATTAATCGTGAACTGATTAACCTTCGTGACCGGGGGATACGCGCCGGAAGGAGATGGCCGATCCCAACCAGACATTGCCGCCTGAGCGAATGTCGAAGCATCTGTACCGGTGATCAGTTCAAAGGCAACGCCATTGAACATCAATAGATATGCTTTGCCGAGAACCATATCGCCCGCGCCGAGCTGATTGCCCACGCCGGATACGATTTGGACCGTGTCGATGCCGTTAATGTTCAGCGTAACTGGGCCAGTGCTGGTAGCAACCGGCTGCAGTTGAACGATCATGCCCAAAGAGTAAGAGCTCAACCCGCCCGGAAGCACGGCAGAAATGGCGTTAGTGCCAGCGATATTAATCAGCTGGTAGTGGGAGCCGTCCTGAATATAGCCGAGGGTGGCGTAGTCATTACGCAGGACCGGGTCGCCGCAACCGGTATGGTGGAATCCGCCCATCGGAAGGTTAGCTGTCGGAACCGTCTGACCATCCCGGGCGATGGATTGCGTGATGGCCGAAGCCACGTCTGACAGAGTGGTGTTAGCCCAGTTCGACGTAATAAGCGTCTGCGTTACAACCGGGTTGATACCACTGGGCAGGGCATATTGGCCTGAACCGTTACGGGGCATTTCGCTTCTCCTTCTCTCGCTCTTCCTTGTGCCGCTTCAACTTCTCTTCCGAGCTCTCGTGATGGCCTGGAAGCATCGACCGCAAGGAACGCACTATCGATCCAGTGATGGGACGTCCGCGTGACTGCATATTTACTGGCGACCGGCCAGCTTCATATAGCTCCCGCAAATGGAGTAATTGGCGCTCGTTGGCCTTGCCTATCGTCGGGAAAAAGTGTTCGTCCAGAACTTTCCGCATATCTGCCATGCCGTGCGCACCAGCGCCGCCCTTTTCCGCAGCCTCTGCGCCTAGACCGGCGTACAATTTCTGCACGTCTTCGCCTGACATACCGCCTCTGGGCCCCTGATGCGGCGCATTCGGGTCTTGAGGAGGATACTTGGACTTGGCCGGTGGTGCTGCCTTCTTCGTAGCAGGCTTCAGATTCTTGAGCGGAGTCGGAGAAATTGGAGCCTCGGAAGAGGGAGTAACTTTCCCGGTTCCGGTGTCCAAAGGAGTCCCGTCCTTCAGCTTCTTCGGGGCCTTCGGTTCCTTCAGCGCCTTGACCTTCGCGGACTT